CGGCGCGGCGTGAATATGTGTGTAATGATATGTTCTAGAAAATTTCTAGAAAAAAGCATTGACTTTTTCTAGAAAAAATGGTATTGTAATATCAGAAACAAGGAAAACCAATAATACAAAAAAAGGAGGAAAATTAAATGACAGCAGAAGAAATTAAAACCGTATTAAATGAAAAATGCAATGATTCTTGGGAGATGCTCAACAGAATGGAGCAAGCATACGGACAAAAGAGCGTGCCAGTGGAAAAAGCTCTTACTAAGTGGGTAACATATGACGATCTTTTTAGAGAGTTATATAAGGAATCGCCGCTGTACAGTTCCATTTAATACTTAACATCTGTTGACCTATCGGCAATACGGGAGAAAAGAGGATAACATAAGAATGAATCAAAAAATGAATTATGAAGAATTTATTAAAATGAAGAATAGCGTTGCTGAACTTCCTTTTTATGTGACAAGAAAAGTAGGAGCGGAGTTTAAAGTGTATGCATATCATCATTCATCAATGACAAATGGATACATCCGTAAAAACGCAGTATATCATCCACAACCATATAAAGGGCGTTTTGGCGTTGGATTTACTGTAAAATCCAACAATTCCACAAGCACTCGTTATGCTTACATAACTTATTACATTGAAATCAAACATTCCGTTATCTGTTCTGCGAACGATAACTGTACGTTGTGTCCGTTGTACTCAAAAGAGGGAAACGAAGAGTGTTATTATTAAGGGGGTGTGAATAGTGCCGAACTCAAAAGACTATAGTATCTATCAAGAACTCGACCTATCCCTTGACCAGATCAAACGCGAACTTCCACGTGTGGCGCAGGCGGCAAATAGCCGCCTTGCCAAACTGGAAAAAGTACACGCACGCGACCAATGGGGATACGGACGTGTAAAGGAGTTTTTCGCGTCACAAGGACGAGAAAAAAATCGTTTCTTGAAAGGTATTAAACGTTCGGATGCATCCATCCGGCAGGAATGGGATACCATGATTGCGTTTTTGAATTCTCCAGAAACCACACTGGAGGGATACCGGATCGCAGAAATGCAGAGACGTTTTGACAAGTCTAAGAATAAAATTACGGAAGAAGTAACAGAAGATAACTATAAAGACGTGTATCGTTTTCTAACATCCAATTTATACAAAAAGAATCTGCGAAAGCAGGTGGCATCCGATCAGATCATTGACGATTTTATATCGAAATTAGATGATCGAGGAATTGAGTTAGAAGATATTCTTGACGAATATCAGGATTTTCTCGATGGATATATAACAGAAGAAGAATTATTTGCGAAAAAGAGAACAAAATTAAAGTGAGTGTATATCATGTATGAATTAAATGTTCCTGTTATCATAAACGGAATCGAAGATGTTTCACGTGAAACAGTATATTCCGTTGTAGACTTTCCTTTTTCAGATTACCAGACGTTGCGAGAATGCCGCAAACGCGGAAGAAAGAAAAAACCTATCATCTATTATGACGTGGAAATGGCGTTTGACATCGAAACAACTACGTTGGAAAAACTCGATTATGAACGCTATAACAAAACAGGGGTAAAAGTAGTAAAAGGTGAAGCTTTCATGTACCACTGGCAGTTCTGTTTGAAAGATACTGTATGTTTCGGACGTAACTGGAATGAATTTCTTACTTTCTGTGAGGGTTTACATTTGTATTTGAACACTTCTGATACGAAACGCGCTGTAGTCTACGTTCACAATCTGTCGTATGAATTTCAGTTCATGAAAGATTTCATAGAATTAGATGAAATCTTTGCGCGGGATGCACATAAAGTTATGAAATGTTATGCGTATAAATACGGGATTGAGTTTCGATGCTCGTATTTTTTAAGCAACATGAGTCTTTCAAAATTTTGTGAAAACAGTGAGGGCGTAACCCACTATAAACTGGTTGATACGTATGACTATAAAAAACTACGTACACCAAAAACACCTTTAACGGACGTTGAACAGGGATATTGCTACAATGATGTTCGCGGTTTGTGCGAATGCATCCGCGCCTTACGAAAAGATGACAACCTTGCAGAAATCCCCCTTACCTCTACTGGCTACGTCCGCCGCGAATTTCGCCGCGCCATGCAGGCAGATAGCGGTTATTATCCGGGAGTATTTGCCGATCTGGCTTTAACGTTACCACAATACCAACTCTGCAAAGATGCGTTCCGCGGCGGTAATACGCACGCTAACCGCATCCACGCTGGTCACACGATCACGGCGAAAAAAGGTGAATCTGCGATCGTTATGAGTAGTATGGATATCTCGAGTAGTTATCCGGCGCAGATCGCAACGGAGTATTATCCAATGAGTGCGTTCCGGGCGGTTGAGATCACAACGCAGGAACAGTTTGACAACTTGTGTGCTACCAGCTGTGTTATTATGCGGGTACAATTTGACAACTTGCGTATCAAAGAAAACATCCCCGTCCCTTATATCCCGATGTCAAAGTGTCAGAAGTACGGGAAAGATTGTGTGATTGATAATGGACGCGTATTGTCTATGAATTGCTGTGAAATAGCAATGACGGAAATTGACTTGTCGATTATAAAAAATCAATATGACTATGATTTCTTTACCGTGTCAGAATGCTACGTAGCCGCGCGCGGAAAGTTACCGGATAGTATGCGGAAAACGATGATGTCATTTTTTATCGCAAAGAGCAAGTTGAAAGGAAACCCCGATAAAGTGTACGAATACATGAAGTCTAAAAATAAGTTAAACAGTACATTCGGGATGTGCGTAACCGATCTGTTGCAAGACGAATGGGCAATGGATGCTGTTACGGGTGAATGGCATCGGGAAAAAGCAGATGCGGAAAAAGCACTGAACACGTACTATGATGGAAAAAACAGCTTTTTGCACTATCAATGGGGAATCTATGTTACTGCTCACGCAAGAAAACAGTTACAAGATATGCTTGACGTGGTTGGAATGGATGTTGTGTACTGCGATACTGACAGTATCAAATTTCTGCGTCCGGATATACACATTCCGGAATTTGAAGCTAAAAACAAAATACTTGCCAAACGTGCAATCGAAAACGACATTCCGGCGTTTTGTGACGTTGGAGAGAACCGTTACATTCTCGGCGTTTGGGATATGGATGACCTCTATTTTCAGTTTAAAACCCTTGGCGCGAAAAAATACTGCGGCGTGGAATGGGACGAAAAAGCAACACAATCTGGCAAAGATCCCGTGCGTTTTACGTCTACGGTCGCTGGAATGAATAAGAAACTTGGCGCGGAAAACTTAAAATGCTGTAATAATTTCCGGCTTTGCCGCCGGATGGAAAATGTCGGACGGACAATCAGTTGCTTTAACAACTCGAAACCCCATTACATCAAAGTAAACGGGGAAGAAATTTTAACGGCTAGTAACATTGGAATCCTTGATACCACTTATACTTTAGGTGTAACGAATGAATACTACGAAGTATTGTTAAACTCTCAAGACGGAGTTTTACCAGAATAGGAGACAATATGAGATATTTTGTATTTTTTATGCTATTATTGTTAATAACTATTTTTGCTATTGATAAAGAAGAATTTGATTTTACTATCTTACTTATCATATTAGATATTTTATTTCTTTTTCTTATTTAAAGTATTGACTTTTTGTTAGAATAGTGCTATTATAATACTTGTAAGAAATCACAACCACATAAGAAAAGGAGAACAATAATGGTTAGAACAAAAATCGAAACATTTATCTACTCTGTCATTGACAGAAACACAAAACAGGTGATCGGTTCTTTTGAGAATACAGAAGAACTGAAATCGAGGAAAGCAAAAACCGCCGCTGTTGCTGCCGCAGGTTTTCCGGAGGAATCTATCTGTGTCTTAACCGATACCGTATCCGCCCGCTACGAGATGTCAGATGAACAGTTCTTTGCCGAAGCAAAGAGACTAGACGACTAATCAGCGCACAGCCGCTGTCTGGAAGTGACCAGATAAGACGGAAACGATCAAAGCAAAGCGCCGCGGTTCTGTATAACAAAACAACTTAATCAAAAAGGAGAAAAATCATGAACAAAGCTAGAATGAAACTTATGAACGTTACCGTAAAATACGCAAAAGAGGAGGACGGCAAAAGCGTTCTTTCTGCTTTGATCACAGCAGATCAGCAGAAAGCAATTTTCGCAGAAATTATAGAGACGTTCGGAGAGGATGCCGCTGCAGAAGCAAAGTGGATTCCTGCGAAAGAAAGTTACGAATCTGGACTTTACGTGAAAGCGATTACCAATTACCACGTTAACTTTTATGAGGACGGTATGGAGAGCGACGTAGTTTCCAGTGTCAACGAACTCGGCAAAGGCGCAGTAGTCGACCTCTTCATCACGATCGGCGAAAGCAAATTCCGCCGTGACAAGGGATTTACCGCTTACCTTTCCGCGGTAAACGTTCACAAGTTCGGGGATACAGAAAAGTATAACCCGTTCGCTTAATCCATAGGACGGCAATACGCACTCCGAATGGTGGAATGTACCTATGAGTATGATAAGTTACCTGTAGTTGATTGTTACTATATCTTGTGTATTTGAAAACTCCATACGTGTGAAAGAGCTACGTTTTCCAGCGTAGCTCTTTTTATACCCAGCAAAGATCTGCCGTCCAACTGCAAGCAAACGTGCGATCATCGTGCGATAAACGTGAGATTACCTGCAGAGAGACTGGCGGGAAATTGCAGGGACGCGGAGCGGGGTTTTAGAAAACGATAGAAAGGAGGACGTGAAACAAAATGTTTCACGTGAAACAATGATTTTTTGGAACGATATTCAATGGGAAAAACTTTTTGCTGCTTATGATGTAAAATTTTGGGGGGTAGACGATAAAGGAAATCCGATAGAGTATTATAACCCGATCCGACTATTTACGGAACCAGACGTGGACGGGGATTTCGCTGGCGTGGCAATTACATGTTCCAACCGTAGTGCCGGAAAGACAAGTGCGTTCGCCGCGGCTAGTTGTATTTTGTGCAAAGAGTATGGATTGCAGACCGGATGGATCTTTCGTACAAAAGGGGAAATGACGGGAGCGGCGGCAATGTATGAAGATATGCTTAGCATGTATCCAAAATTAGGAAGTGTGGTTACTTATAAAAATCTGGACAAAAACGGAAATGTCGTGCGCTATTTTCTGGACGGTGTGCCGTTCGGTTGCGCGTTTAGTTTTGGAAGTAAGATGGACAGCGTAAAAAAGCTGTCACCGTATTTTCGGGATATCTACTTTTTGTTTTTTGATGAGTTTAGCATGGAAAGCGGGCAATACGTAAAAGGGGAATCCGAAAAACTGCAATCGTTGTTATTGACGATCAGCCGTGGAAACGGAAGCCAATCCAGATGGTTTAAATTAGTTATGGCATCCAATAATATCTCGTTGCTCAATCCTTATTTTGTATTTTTTGGTATCCATAAGAGATATCAGAAAGAAACAAAAATGATGCATGGAAGTGGGTTTGTTTGTGAATTTACACACAATGACAGCGCAAATAAGGCAATGTGGGAGAACACCGCTTTGAAAGCATTCCGCGGCGGGCATTATATGCAGAGTATGAGTGTCGGGGATCAGATGTTGATTGACGATGGTGTGTTTGTCCAGAAGCCGACCGGACGGTCGCGGTATCTGTTTACGATCGAACACAGCGGAAAAAGCTATGGGGTATATGAGTATTACGAAGAGGGGTACATCTATATCACGCACAACTATAACCCGTCTTGTAATTTTGTTGCTGTTTTTCGGGATGGCGACCACACCCAAAACACGGTTATGTTGGAACACTATGATTATTTGTTTGAAAATCTGGTTGACGCGTACCGGAAAGCATACTTGCGTTTTGACGATCTGGACAGTAAGAATATGGCGGTTGAGTTGCTGGGGATTGATCTTTACAAATAGTTTGTGTAGAACGGACAAATGTACTTGACATACTGACATAATAGATGTATCATGAAAATACGGGGAAACCTTTTTAGAGGGGTTGCCACGGTTGAGTAAACCGCCCCGTCCTTGGCAGGTCAAAAGGTTTCCTTGTTTTTTCAAAGGACGGGAAGAAAGGAGCAAAGATGTCAAGTATCGTTTTAAATATGATTGTAGGAATGATGAAAAAAGAAAATGATTATCTTGCTTATACGGTACGCTATAAAGGGGACGAAAAAGACACGTTGATCTTTGTCCCACATGAAAATTATGAGTCTCATATCCGGTATTTGTGGGATTTCTTTTTTATGGATGGTAACGCGTATAATTGTAAATCGCCAGTCCGATTCATTCATAACTTTATCATGTGTGATAAATTAAGTGAAATTGAGGACTGGTTAAAATGGCAGGATAAGGAGGTTGAAACATGGATGTAACTATGGTAACGCAGTTAGTTGGAAGTCTCGGTTTTCCAATTGTTTCTTGCGGTGCGCTTTTCTGGTATCTGGTGAAAGAAAAAGACGCACACAAGGCAGAGATGGAAGAACTGCGGAAAAGTGTAGAAGCAAACACAACTGCAATTAATTCACTTTGCCAGCACTTAGGAGGTGGAAAGAATGAATAAAATCGAAAACGCAGTTGCGTGGGCGGAAAAGATCGCCGCCGATGATCGGCACGGCTACTCACAGGTACACCGGAACAGTCCTGATTATGATTGTTCGTCATTTGTCGGAACGGCACTTGCGAACGCTGGTTTTCCGGTCAGCATCTACAGCACAACCAGAAATCTTGCGGATCAGTTGGAAAAAGCCGGTTTTGTGAAATGTGGTAAACCGTGGAAACGCGGTGATATCCACCTTGCGGCTGGGCATCATGTAACGATGTCGGTTGACGCGTCCAATATTGTTCACGCCAGCCAGTCCGAAAACGGCGGCATTGATGGAGAGACAGGGGATCAGACCGGAAAGGAAATTTGTGTTCGGTCTTACTACGATCTACCGTATGGTAATACCGTTCATTATCGGTATACGGGAAAAAAAGACAAACCACCGAAAGTGATGGAGCACTCCATCAAAACCGAATCCGCACGTAGTTTTGACCGGAGAATCGCCGGAGCGTATCATACCAATGATCGCTATAATTTACGCGTTGGGGCGGGAATGGATAAAACGGTCCTTTTAACGTTGCCAGCCGGAACCAGTGTTAGAAACTATGGGTATTATACAAATGAGTGGTATCTTGTAAAAGCGGTTGTCAATGGAATCGTCTATACTGGTTACGTTGCGAAAGAGGGACTGACCCGTGGCTGATCTGACACTTGCGTATAACACTTGCATTGAAATCTGCAACGATCCAAACGTTGGGTATTCTCAAACGTATCGTGAGGGGCAGACCGTAGGAGGTATTACCTACTATGATTGCTCCTCTCTCATGAGTTACTGTTGTACGGTCGGCGGGTTTTTAGCATCTAACCCATGGTTTACCACGCGGAGCATGGACGGGTATCTGATCGGTGCCGGATTTCAAAAAGGTACCGCCAATCAGCCATGGAAGAAAGGTGATATCTTGTGGCGTTCCGGTCATACAGAAATGGTGCATGATCCGGCAGACGGCGGCGGGTATACGATGGGGGCGCACACCGATAGTTACCCGCTCGAAAGACAGGTATCCATCAATACGTTTGTGAGCCCCTATAGTGCTTGGACGTATCTGTACCGATATCCGGTTGAGGTACAAAGCGGTATCAGCCAGTATGTGATTTCCGCCATCTGCGGCAATTTCTGGCAGGAATCCACCGTAAATCCTGGATTATGGGAGGGAACGGTTGTAGGAGCGCCCGGCTATGGTTTGGGACAGTGGACAGATAACGCCTCCACCAACCGCCGGACACAATTATTTAACTGGCTAGATGCGAACGGGTACAGCCGGGAAGATGGAAACGCGCAGTTGGAATATCTGCTTTATGAAAATGTCTGGTATTCCGTCGGAGTCGCCAGTACTTACGAAAATCTGCAAGCATTTTTGCACAGTGACAGCACGGATTTGAACGCATTGACTGCCTCCTACATGAAAGGGTGGGAGGGAATCAGTGACGATGGAACACTTGCGTTCCGGCAGGAAAAAGCGCATACGTGCTTTAACTATATTTCCGAACACGCAAAAGATACGACAATTACCGGATGGATCGTAGGAAACCGCTATCTATCCGATTCTGAAAGATTGAACAACGCGGTCATGGTATATCGGTACTTAGCAAAAGGAGAGCAACCCGAGCCACCCGAGCCGCCACAACCCGTGAAACCAAAACGGCATAAAATGCCAATCTGGTTATATCCCAATTTAAAGGAGGTTTTAACATGACACTTGAAGAGTATTGGGCAGAAATTGTAGCAGACATTGGAAACATCGAAACGCACGGTGACGCAATCTCCGCCATCAGTGAAAAAATCAAGACAGAAGATACCGACATCGGCGCACAGATGGCAGAGCTTGACGCACTGACCGCAGAACGGGACGAACTGAAAGGAAAGTATGATGCGGCAGTCGCAGAAATCAAAAGCCGCTGGTCTGATCTTTCCCATGGAGGAAGTATCACAAAAGTAACCGAGTTTGGCGGAAAAGCGCCGGAAACACCCGCAACAAGTATCAACGATCTTGATATGTCTCAGCTTATTTTAAGCGGAAAAGGAGAGTGAAACAATGTCAGAAAAACTTGATATGACAAATATTAACATGCTGAACGCCGTTCGGCAGACTATGAGCGTTGACTACCGTGACAGAGTTCCGGTGGCAACTCGTGAAAATATTGCAGATATTGCAAAAACATTAACCGATCCTTACAATCCGATGGCGCGGAATGAACTTGTTCCGGCGTTGGTTAATCTGATTGCCAGCCAGTCAATCAGCACGGAAGCGTTTCGAAATCCGCTGAGAGTGCTGAACAGTAACGCCATGCCGTTTGGTAATGGAGAACAGGAAGTTTACGTAAACTTTGCACAGGGATACGCACACGATGCCAACATCAGCATCGAAGATGCTACTGCAATTTATGACAGCTACATCATGGCACTGTATCACAAGATCAATTTCAACAACGATTATCCTGTGACCATCTGGTTTGAAGATATGCGCGGCGCGTTTCTCGATGATTACGGTTTGCGCAGTCTCGTTCAGGCAAAAGTGGAAAGTGTCGTTTCCGCTTGTAATTGGGATGAGTTCACAACTGCAAAAGAACTGATTGCGTCTGCAAAGCGCGCTGGTCAGATTTACCCGGTTCATGTGGATGCGGTTAAGGATCAGGCATCCGCGAACGCACTTGCAAAACAAATTCAGAGTTACATCGACAAGATTCAATTCCCGAACCCGCTGTACAATTTCGCTGGCGCGACATCTGCTGCAAAAGAAGATACCATTCTTCTGTTTGTCGATCCAGATACCAAAGCCGCGATGAACGTTGACAGCTATGCAAGTGCATACAATCTCGACCGTATGATCCCGAAAGCACAACAGGTGTTAATTGATAACTTTAACGATGTGGATAAAATTGTGGCTGTACTGGTTGACAAGCGGTTTTTCAAAATCCGTGAACAGTACCGAATGATGGTACAGGATAACGTCAACCGTGGATTGAGATGGAACAGCACGTACACGGTGAAAGAGATGTTCTCTTATTCCCTGTTCTATCCAATTATTGTGTTTACGACAGAGCCAGTTCTTGTTTCGAGCATCGAAGTAAGCGATGTAGGAATGGTAAAAGCTGGAACAGATGTCGACTTTGGTACAAAGTTTTCGGTTACTTCTACTGGCGTAGCGGATAAAGCAGTAGACGTAAAAGTAGAAGGTAACTCTTCTACTGATACGTTTGTGCTCCCGGGAACAACAATTCTTAGAATCGCAAAAGACGAAAAGAATCTGAAGCAGAAAGGAAACAAAACAGAAAGTGTGCGGGTTGTGGTTACAAGCCGATTCGATTCTAACAAAAATGCAACTATTTACTTTACGACCGATTAAGTAAGAGGGTGGAAACATGGATAATTTCATTCCGATGCCGCCGCAAGAAAATGTGGCGGCGGTTTCCCCGCAGACGGAGGTAATTTTAGCAAGTGGGATTGAGTGGGGAAACGATTATGAGCATGTACGATACTACGAAAACGGAAAAGACGGCTGCCTTGCTCATGTAAGGGAAAAGGCAATCCATATTTTCAAGCAGTCCGCGCCCGTGAGATGGGGAGAATTGACATATAAAGGGAAAGGAAATGAGAGTGAATTTCTGAAATGTAACTACATTGCTTTCCAGAATAAGCCGTATACGGAAGAGTGGTATTTCGGGTTTGTAACGCGCGTAGAATGGTTGAGTGACAGAAGTTTCAAAATTTATTTCGAACCCGACAGATTCCAGAACAGTTTTTATGATGTGGTTTTACAGCCGTGCTATGTGGAAAGAGAACACATTGACAAAAAAGCTGATCTTGTCGGAATTAATCTTGTGCCGGAAAATCTTGAAACGGGAGAGTACGTGGATAACCCGGCAGAACAACAGTTACTTTATCTTGGAAAAATGCAATATTGTTTATCTGCGAGCGCAGATGAAAATGGCACTAATATTATTCCAGTGTCCATACAAGGTATTCTGTCCGGTTTGACATTTACGCGAAAACAATCCTATACCGATTTAATTACTGTTATCCAAAAGTATGTTAAAAGCGGAAACGGAGATGCTATCGTAAATGTATATCAAGCTCCAGAAGCGTGTTTCAAGACAGATACTAGCGTATATGTACAAAAAACAATTCAACCTGTTACTATAGATGGATATAAACCAAAAAACAATAAATTGTTCCAATATCCGTATTGTTATTGTTTGGTAAATGACGGTTCGGGAGTCCAGCATACCTATAATTTCGAATACGGTAAAAATGGAGCATTAACCATGCAAGTATACGGGGTACAGCTTAATATACCATCAATTTTCATTGCCCCACGCGAATACAAAAATACAGGTGGACAAAGATCCCCTTATGGTTTTGTCCTCAACAATTTTCCACAGTGCGCGTGGACAAATGACAGCTATCAAGCTTTTCTCGCGCAGACCGCGCCTTTATGGGACTATTCTAAAAAGCAGAATGCTATTTCTCAGATTGGAAATCTCACGGGCGGATTGGTCGGAGCATTAAGTGGTAATTTATCCGCAGGCGCAGAAAGTATTTTTAACGCGGCAACTAGCACTTTTTTGCTGAATGAAAATATCAATGCGCAGAAAGAAAGCCATGATCTGATACCGCCAACAGCAAAAGGAAATTCATCAGGAAGTTATGTTGCCGCTGCATTGTTCGGCAGCCAAGTTTACTGCCATGTGATGAGTGTAACCGCTCAGATGGCGAAAACGATCGACGATTATTTTACCATGTATGGATATGCTACACACAAAATCAAAGTCCCTAATATCACAGGGCGGTCAAACTGGAATTTTGTCAAAACTGTAAATTGCGGTTTACACGGTTCATGTGTTACCGATGATATTAACTTTTTGCAGGCTATGTTTAACCGCGGCGTTACGTTCTGGCACACGGACGATGTTGGAAACTATGGTCTTTCCAATAATTAAGGAGGTGATATCATGTACACTAACCCGTATCGGGTGAGCAACAAAGAAGTTTGGGGATGCTGGGAAAATAACCCGAATACGTCACCGGAAGAAAAAATGTATTTCCGACACTTTTTTGGTAAGTTTGTCAATCTAGCGTTATCTCGGTATGAGTATGACGGTTTACCGGATGAGATTCCACCACGGATGCTCAACTCCTATTTGTTATGGAATGGTATGTGTCTGTTCAAAAAAGAACCAATCACCGGACTGTATGGTGTTTTCGGCGTGAATCTGGTAGGTGAGCCTGATATTTATGGTATCCCGACCGATTGGATTGCATACGCCATGAATGGACAGTATTATGAACAGACCGACAAGGAAGAAAGCGCGCTGATTTTCGCAAGACCTTTTGCTGTACCGGAAATTCTCAGTATTATTCTTCATTCGCAGAGTCTAGCAGAGAAAAAAGCGTCGACAAGGGTAAACGTCATTCAGCAGAGAACGCCAGTTATTATAAGCGGGGATTCTACGCAGAAGTTAACCGTTGAAAACTTTATTCAAAAGTGGGTAAAAAATATTCCTTTCATCAAAGCAAAAAACGATCTGCGAAAACAGATTCAAATTGATACCATTGACTTGAAAGTACAGCCAATCTTTAACGAACTTGACACCGCCGCACAGAGAGAAGTAGCAGAATGTCTGGCTGATCTCGGAATCGAAGCAAGCGGTGTGGAAAAACCGGAACGGCTGGTTTCCGCAGAAACAAGTTACAACGATGGAGAAATCGAGTTGACAAGAAACGGAAATCTGTCAACCATTCAGAGAGGACTAGACGCGATCAATGAAATGTATGGTTTGAATATCCGTGTACGTTTTAATTCTAAAATGGTAACACCGATTAACCGACCGGATGTTTTCGACACTACAATGCTGAAACCGACACAAAAGAAAACAACGGAAGGTGAGGTGGAATAATGTTTCTTAGTTATCACTACGAAACGAAAACGCTAACGAATACGATCGAACAGTTAGTTATTGCAGACAACGCGATTCATCCACTTGAAAAACAGAACGTTGATGGAATGATTGAAAAGGCAGTTGAACTAATATTCAATTTTGACTTTCCATTTTATGTCAATGCATCCGCTCCCGAATATGCAACCGCAAAACTTACGTTCGAAAAAACATTCTGTTTACAGTATTTTCGGGAACAGATCGGGTTAGAAACGATCGGAGAATTTCAGTATCATCTAAAAAAGATTCTCACACTCAATATGCCATACTATGAGCAGTTGTACCGGAGTATTACTTTTGAGTATAACCCGCTGATTACTCATAAGATTACGCGGAAAATACAGAGTACAAAAGACGATACGCGAACGGGTGTGATCTCGGGAGACAGCACAGCGAAAAACACAACGACAGCCGATACAAATAACAATACCCAAAGTATCCATTCAGACAACCCGCAGATTAATTTTGCCGGAACGAATTATGCATCTACGATGGATCGGGGACAGAATACGATTCATAACAGCGCTGTAAGTAACGGCGAAAATACAACAAAAACGAACAGTAATGATACTTACCATGCAGATAATAATGATACGATTGAAGATGAGGGATTCGACGGTAGTTACTCTTTAGAAATTCAGAGATTCCGAGATAGCATAATTAATCTTAACAAGCGTATCTGCGATGATTGCAGAGAATTATTCTATCAATTTTATTAAGGAGGTAGTATAATGGCAGGGAAACCAACGATTCCAGATTTTCCTACGTTACCAGATTTCGGTCAGATGATTACGCAGGCTTGTGAAGTTGTCGCAAGTGTACGGGGGATTCCGTATGATTTCAACGGGACGTTGAGTCTGGAAAATAAATTTGTTGTGCTGTTTAAGACGGTGAAAGAAATGTTTGACGCACAGGACGAACTTGTAAAAAGTTACAAAGCGTTACATGATTTTATCAATCAGTATTTTTCAAAACTCGACTTACAGAACGAAGTAAACAAGAAAATCGAAGAAATGAAAAAAAGCGGAGAACTGCTTAATCTGCTAAAACCAACTGTAAACAACGAAGTATCAGCATGGTTGACAGCTAATATCACGAATCCGTCCAATCCGCCGATTGATAAATCTTTGTCGGTAGAAAATGCTGCCGCTGATGCTAAAGTTACGGGAGATAAAATTAATAATTTAAATTTAAATGTAAAAGAAATTATTAAAAGTCAAGAAAACATAAAAGTACAAGTAATTATGTTTGACATTCAAAAAATTTCTTTCAATCTTTATTTTCAAGTATTAAAACCAAATCATAAATATGCTTTAAAAGTAACATTTAAAAGTGGATTAGTATTGCCTTCTTCAAACTATAACATTACATTCGGTTCATGGAATAATTTTGACGATAGAATTGATTTATATGAACGCATAAAAACAAATGAAGTAGTTATTATTAATACAAATGAAAAAGAATACAGTAACTCATTTATTTGGGTAACAGACGACTTCCCATTAAATGAAGTATTAATGTTGCATGTATGGGATATTACTAACATGGATTACACAGAAAATATGTTTGATAAACTACCAGAACAATATGTTACAAAATACATGATTAACCCATTAAAAGTTACAGAAAAAAGACATCTAAAAATTAAAGCAGGGTATTACAGATTATCATTATACTCACTTCAAAGTAGTGATAAAACTTTTGGTATATCAACAGCTGATGACACAACTATTAAAGCTATGCGAAATATTAACCAAATAGGTGAAGACTATATTAATTTCACATTAGATAACGATGGAGATTACATTTTGTGGTGCTACACGGAAAGTAAAGTACCATATTTATTATCTTTATATGAAATGCAAGATCCCGTGTCAAAAAATATTATATATATTGCGGCTAATAATTCAACTAATACTGATAAAAAAATAGCAAAATATATCTGTGATGGCGTAAATGACGAAGTAGAAATAAATAATGCTTTATCAGATATTGGAGAATGTGGAACTGTTTATTTATTAGGTGGAGACTATTATATAGATAAATTTGAATCACATTCTGGATATGCAAAAACTGCTATTGCAGTGCTACCAATTACTGGAAAGCGCATGAGGGGCGTCTCTATAAAAGGTGTTTCACATTACTTTAACGGTACAAATATCCATGTAACTCAAAATGCATTTAATAGCGTTAAAGAAGAAGAACAACCATGTGTCATAAATGTTTTAGCACCAAATAACACACACTGGAGAGTTGATATACAAGATTTAGCAATTATTCTTCCAGATTGGAAACGAAAAGCTATTATGATTAATTTAGATCATTGTGGATGTGGAGAAGAAAAAAATTTGAAACTTACTGCTTTTGGTGATGCGTCTTTAAATAATGCTGAATACATGCCAAATGATTATTCAAATACATCACCAATTGACGGATTAGTTGGTATTCGATCATTTGCTGGATGGACTTATGGTGATACAACAAGATTCGATAACATATCCGTGTGGGGTTGCCGTGTTGCTTTTCAATTAGGTGCTGAGCATTTAATTTGTAATTCATTACGCTCTAGACACAATTATTGTGGTTACACATTTGGTGAATATCACAATGAAGTTAATTTCGGTGCGTTCGACCATCCAACAACACTTATTAATTGTTGTGATGAACAGTCATATCAGGGTCCGATTTTCTCATATTGTGGATCACTTGACCCTAATTATGACACCACAAAAGATAAAAAATTACAAGGAATAACCTTTATTGATTTTAACACAGAGCACTTCACAAAATTAGCAAAAGAAGTAACCCCGGGAACTTTCTGTGGTATTATTATGTATCATCCATCTGATGGTACATCTGGCGGACGAGTTGGTGCTAAATTCTGGGAAGATGGTAGTGGTCATAATTTTAAAACTATTAATTTAACACATGCTCCAGGTGGAACAAGTTCACTACGAAAAACATATGCACCAAATTACATGGAACAATATTACGATACTGACTTACATAAACTTCTTATCTATGATGGTGTTTCTTGGAAAGACTTACTTGGAAATGTTGTTACTTAACTAAATATGAATGAAATAACTAAGTAACAAAAGTTACACACATATTCACGCCGCGCCG